CAATGTTGATTATTCATTATTCAAAGGAACTTTCCTAAAAACTCATAAATTGATGCTCTGTAAAAAAGACATCAAATTACGAGAATCTTGGAAGTATTCTATTGAAATGATCAAGAAAGGTTTCTATATGTTATCTCTTACGAAAACTCTCAGCAACGTTCGTTCGTTTGTCAAGGAATTGACTACCGAACGTCCGGAAACTTCTAAGGAAACAAAAGAAGAAGCGACAAGGCTTATGGCTTTGGCGATTCATCTATTGAATCCAGATAAGGAAATCGATCTGAGTTTTTCCTCCACTCCTTATTCACACAAAAGTTCTTACGAACAAAAGTATGGACATGGAATCTACAGCGCATCACAAGGATGGGTAGCTACGGAGATCGTTGCTGCAACTGCAAAGTTGAGCGATGATCAAGAGAAAATTATACGAAATATTGCAAACGGTGAAGATTACGAGAACCGAGCTACGCTCAAGGTTCTGCAGGAAGCAAATAAGAATAGAATTCTGTCAATCCAAACATGGGATTTTCAGAACCTGCTCAATTCATTACAACGGTACATGTTGGATAATTGGTTTACCCAAGAATTCAGTACACATACTGGTATAAATGAAGATTTGCTTATCAAGAGACTTATAGAAATGAACGCTAAACTTTACGATGGATTGTATTCCGTCGATTATAGTGCGGCAACTGATTTCTTAGAATCTTGGGCAACTGCAGAGTACCTTAAGCTATACATGACTAGAATTGGAATAGATCCTAAAGGGGATTATTTCAAGACTGTTATGGAAGCCGTCGGTCCGCGTGAATTTGATTTAAAGAATCTAAGTCTTTCACATCCAGTGATTGATTCACTTGTAACTAAGAAACAACGCAAAACGTTGAAACGACAGATTACGAATGAGTTCGTCAAAGAATTTGGAGTACATCCAAAACAGATTAATGGACAGATGATGGGAAACCCATTATCGTTCGCTGTTTTGTGTGGACTAAACCTTGCCACCTTTATAGGTGTGTTGGAAAAGCAACATAAAGTCAGATTCGTGATTAATCACGAAAATGGACGATTTGATGCTATGCAACAACGAGGTTACCAAACAGGAATGTGGAGGAGACTCAAGTCATATGACAGGCATGCATTCAGAAGGCTATTAGGACCATTCATCATCAATGGTGATGATGGTTTGGCACCGAGGAACTCTGAAACGTTGCGCCTTCACACTGAGGTCTCTGGGAAATTTGGCTTCAAGCTAAATCTCGTCAAGACAAAAGATGTGAAAGCAGACGCGGATGGCAATATATTTTTCAATATCAACTCAATCGCTTACATTTGG